TACACAAAGCAAGCCGCTGGCAAGGCTGCGCTATTCGTTATCATGTCTGACGCGGACGTGTCGAAGGACCGCCACACCATGAATGACGGCATCGCGGCATTCGTGCGCGGTAATATCGGCAAGCAAATCATCTTGCAGAATTTCGCCACCACGGTTTTTCTGCCTACGGATAATCAGGTCGCCGGTCACACCGCGCAAAATCAGGCTTATGGCGAGGTTTACCGGGCCTTAGCTTCCGTGCTGTACGGCTTCGAGTTTGACGANCCAGACACNAAACAGCCCTATGTGTGCGTCAATTCCGGGCATGGGCCGGGCGTCTANAATTCGGCNTTCTATACCCACGTCTATGACTGGCAAGTGCCNAGCGTTGTGACGTTCGAGAACGGNTANAACCTGCAACCGGACGTGGCGTTCCGCGATATTTTGTCAACATGGGCGCTAAACGCCGATGACGCAGCCGTTCTGGGGCTCGACATTGACCTTGACATTGAACCGATTGAATAAGGGGTAGGCGGACGGTATGATTACGCAAAAGGATTACGAGGCTAAGACTATGGCGGCATCGCCTGAAATCACGCTCGAAAACAAGTCCGATGTGACGCTTAATGGCGTCAAGCCGGGCGGTAGGGTCCGCGTCAAGGCTGATCGCGACGGCGCGCCGCTCGATAGGTACTGGCGGAACCGGCTTCGGGACGCTGAAATTGACGGATGCGTGGCGAAGGTTGTTGCGCCCGCACGTATTGAAACGAAAACTGAGAAGGCTGGCAAATAATGGGCTCTCCGACTTCNAANCCGCGCGTNAATATTCAGCTTCTCCCNGCNGCACTTGTNGANGCCTTNGAGGATCGGCGCGATCTTGATCGTNGGCCAAATTCAGGGCAGCGGCACGGCGGCTAGCGGCGCGCTTGTAACTGACGTTCACCTGAAAACCGACGCTGAAATTCGCGGCCTGTTTGGCGCTGGCGAGCTTTACGGTCGCATTTGGTCCTGGCGCTCGGCGGTGAATGTAGCTAACGGCGGCGTAATTCCGAAGCTGGACGTTATCGGCGTTGCGAAAAGCGGCACAGGCGTTGCGGCTGCTGCGTCCGTTGCGTTCACCGGCACTGCCACTAGCGCGGGCACCATCACGATTGCCGTTGTGGACGAGCGCAAGTTTTCGATGGATATTGCGGTCGCGTCCGGCGACACCGCCTCTGACATTGGCGAAAAGGTGGATACCGCAGTCACGTATCTTTCGTTCGCGCCGTTCACGTCCTCGAATACGACCGGCACGGTGGCAATCACGGCCAACGATCCGGGCACCGTCGGCAACAGCTACGGTATCAAGGCAAGCGGCGCGGTTGCGGGTATCAGCTATACCGTTACCGGCTTCACGGGCGGTGCTAACGATCCGACGCTTACGGCCATTCTCGACGGCATCGAAGGGCGTCGCTACGCCGGTCTTAGCTGGCCCGAATTCTGGGCAGGCGACCTGATAATCGCAACCGATGAAATGGACGCGCGCTTCAACGCGTCCAACGCAATCATGGACGGCGTCGTTTTCCACGGTCGCAGCTCGACGGCAGCTAATGCCGCCAGCGCTGTTGCATCGCTTAACAGTCAGTCGCTCGTTATCATGGGCAACAATAAGCTGGCCGCGACGTTGCACAAGGGTCCGGCTGTTTTGCAGCCCGCCGATTGGGTTGCGGCGTATTTCATGGGTGCGCGCGACAAGCGGCTTTCGACGGGCGCTCAGATTGCCGATCTTATCACGGCGACCAATGCGCCGCGCGATGCGACCGGCGGCCCAGCACTTGCGTCACTGCCGTATTTCAACACTCCGCTACGTCAGACACCGGTGACCGGTACGCAGAATATCTACAGCGCGGCGGAACAGCTTGAGCTTGAGGATAACGGGTTCACGTCGTTCGGCGTGAACCCGGCTGGCAACGCCATGATTATGGGGCCTGTTGTCACGACTTGGACAACCGACGCTGCTGGAAACGCAAACAACAGCTTCCACTATCTCAACTATGTTGACACCGGCTCTGTGTGCAGGGAAATTATCTTCCGTACACTGAAGGCTACGTTTGCGCAGTCTCGCCTTACGGAAGGCGATCTTCTTCCGGGCCGCGCGATTGAAAACGCGGCGTCGATCAAGTCGAAGCTGGTTGCGATCTACAAGGTTCTGGCGGACGCGGCGCTTGTGCAGGCCGGTGACGTTGCGGTGTCCTACTTCGCGGAGAACACGACCGTTGAGGTATCTCTTGCCACGCGNACNGTNACGATCAACGGCGTGTTGCCGATTGTGACGCAGCTTGGAACCATCAATTACAATCTTGCCCTTGCGTTCACGACGACGCAGACCGGCACTCAAATCACTGTCTAAGGGGTAAAGAATAATGGCCATTGCTATTGCTAATCCGACAGTTCGGGTCAATGACGAAACAATTTCAATCGTTCCAAACAGCGTGACGGTGAAACTCGGGGCTGGTGAAACGAACGTGCGGGCCGCGTCCAGCGGTGGCGGTGCGATTGAGAGTGTTCACACGTCCGATGCGGAAAGCAAGATTGCGGGCGTGAACTTCGATATTTACAACACGCCGGAAATGCTTCGCAAGATTTCCGGTTGGAAAAACGCAATCGGCGCACTGACTGTGCAGGTTGTCGGCACGGTTCCGGGCGGCGCGACATTCAGCGTTGCGATGGCGAACGTGTCGCTTACGAATGATCCGGACATTGAGCTTTCTGCCGATGGCGTTACATCGCTTGAGTTCATGGGTGATCCGGCACAGGTAGGTTAAACAGTAAGAAAGGCGCACCATGTCACACATTGACGGGACTATGGAATACCGGCTTAAAAAGCCTGTTCAGTACAGCAAAGACGGGCAGTTTGTCGATGCGGAATATCTGGAGTTTTCTGAATACTCCGGCCCCCATCGCAAGGAGTATTTCAAGCTGCGGCAGTTCATTACGTCCGTTGTTCTGACCGTCGAAAAAGCTGCGGAGGGACGAAAAAATAAAGATGCCGATCCCGAAACGCAGAAGCCAATCGCAGACCAAACCGAAGACGAACACTCTGTTTCGGCCGATGATCTTGCTACTGTTGTCGGCCTTGGTTTTCAGATGGATAGCAATGTTGACACTGAAGCATTTGTCGAAACGTTCCGCTCTATGGTTTGCAATGCTAAAAAGCCGCTTTGCAAGCTGGACGGCGTAACGAATATCCGCCCGGAAACTTGGGACGGAATGCACCCCGACGACCAGTTCGACGCGGCGGTGAAATACTGCTGTTTTTTTGGTATCGGCTTGGGTGGGATTTCCGTCAGTGGACGGAATACTGCTACGACACAGCCTACGCAAGTGAAGGCGCTCTGAGTTTCGCCCAAGTCGAAAACATGCCGCTCGTTCAGATAGAATACATCCGAAGGCGGCAAGAAAAATTGGCGAAAGCCGCGAAGGATGCGGTCAAGGGCGGACGTAGATAATGGCTAACACTGTCGAATATATCTACGAAGTTCTTGACCGTTTCAGCGGGCCGCTCGGCAAGCTAGATAAGCTCACAAAAAAAAATCAGGAAAGCCTGAAGAAGTTTTCGCAGGCATCAATAGGTGCTGGCAAAACTCTTTCTGCGTCTCTGACCGCCCCGATAGTCGGTCTAGGTGCTGCAAGTGCATATGCGTTCGGTCAATTTGAGGCCGCAATGGGTAACGTCTCCACGCTTATCGACACGAATGTCGAGAGTATGGCAGATATGCAAAACGCAGTTCTGGAAATCAGTAAGCGCACTCCCGTAGCAATATCCGATCTTACATCCGCGCTGTATGACATTAGGTCGGCTGGCGTTTCCGCAGCCGACGCAATGTCGGTGCTTGAAAATTCAGCGCGCTTGGGTGTTGCCGGATTGGGTAGCACCAAGGAGGCAGTTGATCTAGTTACGTCATCTATCAACGCGTTCAACCTGAAGGGTGATGATCAAGCGCGCATCTATGACCTGATTTTCAAGACGGTGAAGACCGGCAAAACCACAATCTCGCAACTTGCGCAGGGCTTCGGCGCTGTTGCTGGCACAGTGGCGAACGCCGGTATTGGCATTGATGAATATCTGGCGTCTGTTGCAGCCCTAACCACTACCGGCCTTCCGGCTGCGCAGGCTCATACACAGTTGCGTGCCGTAATCGCTGGCCTCACTAGGCCGACGAAAGAAAGCGCGCGGATGTTCCGCAGGCTTGGCGCAAAAGACATAAACGACCTGATCAAAAAAAGCGGCGGACTTGTGCCAGCGCTTGAGAGCATAAAGAAAAGCCTCAAGGGTAATGACGCAGAAATGCTAAAGCTGCTTGGCTCAACTGAAGCCCTCGCCGCCGCAATCGGCCTTACCGGGCCTGTAGGCGATGCTTTCAGGGCAACGCTAAATGACATGCGTACCGGCGCGAACGCCGTTGATGAGGCGTTTGAAAAGCAGCGCGCGACGTTCAACGCCAGCATGACAAGTATGTCAAACTCAATCGGTCGTGTCGGCATCAAAATCGGAATGGTTCTACTGCCATACATTCAAATGGCGACACGCGCGATTGAGAGGTTCGGCTCTTGGTTTGAGGGGCTTAGCCCCAAGATGCAGAAAATAATCGTTCTTGTTGCCGTTCTCGCCGCTGGAACTGGACCACTTCTTATCGGCCTCGGTCTTGTCGCTGGTGCTCTAGCCGCTATCAGCTTGCCGGTTATTGCAATAGTCGGAGGCTTCGCTCTTCTGGGCGCTGGCATAGTCGCGCTCGTTATCTATTGGGATGAGTTTACGTCTGCTGTCAATACTGCGTATCAAGCAATTCTGCCTGTGATTGATGCTATAATCTGGATACTGAAAAATAGTCCTGTCGGTCTTTTGGCGGGTGGCGTTATGAAGGTTGCTGGAATGTTCAATGGCGCTGAGGAAGTAGCAACACGAAAGGAAAAACAATCAAGCCTCGATGTCAATGGCGGCATCTCAGTAACAGCAACACCCGGAACAAAGGTCGAGAGTTCCAATATCAACCTCAACGGCGGCTCTAACATCGCAACGGATTACTGACCATGCCGGACAATCGGATAGAGCAACTTTTACCAGCATCGTTTCGCGGTGTGCCGTTTAGCGTCACGGCTGAAATCCTGCCGGAAGAAGGACGCAAGATAGCTCTTCACGAATACGTCAATTCGTCGGAACGTTTCGTTGAGGACTTGGGCCAGCTTCCCAGCAAGTTTTCTGTGCGGGCCTTCGTTCATGGAGTTGACTGGCGTGATCGTATGGCGGCATTGCGTGCCGCGCTAAACGAGGCGGGACCGGGCGAGCTTGTGTTGCCGGTGTTCGGCGCTGTGGATGCATACGCTCTGCCGTATCGCGTCAGCACAACACACAAAGAGGTTGGCGAGGCATCATTCGATCTTGAGTTCGCGCTTGGCCGCCCCAGCGCCGGACCAGATACAGCACGGCGCGACGTTGAAGATGTTTACGATCTCGGCGACGTTGCCCGCGAAAAAATACAAGAAGTTTTTGGCGACATATGGCGCATACCTACGACCGCCGCAAATTCGCTTGTTGCGCAGTTCGATTTTATAAAGTCGATTGAAGGTGTCGCGGACGAATTTTCAACGCTATTGCCGACTTCGTACATCGCTGAAATAAAGTCAATTGTTGATATCGCAACGTCAACATCGCCAAACATCATCCGCGAGTTGACCGGACCGGCGTCGGAAATAGTTTCGATCTGGCAGCAAACCAGCCTTGGAATTTCGTCCCTTCTTTCTGCGGGCAGAAGTATATCCGGCGCGTTCGACGGCTTCATGAATATGACGCTTTTCGGCAGTGGGCTATCAATGTCTTTTGACGCAATGCGCAGAGATACCGGCGGCATCATCGCGACGGGAGTAACCGTTCCGCTATGGCCGGAGACAACGGCGCAGCGCATCGCTAGAAATAACAACCGCGAGGCAATCGTTTTTGCCAACCGCGTTGCCGCCCTTGTCGGCGCGTACGAGATTGCAGCGGCTCAGGAGTACGGCACGCTTACGGAAATCAATGAGGTTCGCGAGCAAGTCGAGGCCGCAAACGAGCGCATCATGCGCGTGGATACGCAGGACCGCGACATATTGCAGTCCGATGAGACAGTGCGCGATGCCGTTCTAAACCTTCGCATCGCGGCGCTTGACGTTCTTGAGCAAAAGAGGCAGGAGGCGTTCGAGACGGTGACAATCACTCGCCAAACGCCATCATCCGCGTTTGTTGAGGCGCATCGTCTGTATGCGGAGGAATTTACCTCGGCGTCTCAGTTGCAGGATAGAGCGATAGACCTTCGCAGGTTAAACCCGGGCAAGAAATCGACGGCGCTTAACGGCGACATAACGGCATTCAGGAGCTAGGTAATGGCTTTTGAAATCCGCGTCAACGGCCAGAAGTTTACGCTATGGGAAAGCGCATCGCTGACGCGCTCAATCGACACAAACGCCGGTGTTTTTGAGTTCACGTCGAGCAACACGCTTCCGGCGAGTTTTCCCGTGCGGTCCGGAGACAGTGTTGAGATCGTCATA